TTAGTCGACAACTACAATAACATCAGACCATCATCTTGTATCGCGTACGGGGTTCGAACCCGTAATCTTCACCGTGAAAGGGTGACGACTTAACCAATTTGTCCAACGCGACGTTTAAATCGAAATATTTTCGCCCCCTGTATATCCTTTCGGAAGATGCTTAAGGTCAGCCTTAACTATTAAGGGAGCCACCCGTATTTCGAATACAAATTTACAACCAATATTTCAAAGAACCTAACAATTTTACATAAAAAAACCCCGAACCTTTTTACGAGTTCGGGGTATATAAAAAATTGGGTTTATTTCTATTTTAAAAAATTATCCTAAGATTACATCCGAACTACAATCGCGCATACGCTCATACCAACAAATCGATTTTTGCTGTGTACTAAAGACCATATGTTTTATTGTAGTTTTCATTGTTTCTAATATATACCTCAAAGATAGTAAAAATCTTTAATTTGTCAAATTATTTTTAATAATCAATTTTATGGTCCTGAGATAATGTCATACTTTGACCAACAATTACATCTCTTAAACCTTTAGTTACGGGTTCCACATAATGTGGGTGAGTCAAACCACCAGGAAACACAATAATATCCCCCTTTTCTAATCTGTAAGTAACATTCTGTCTAGGAAAAATTAGTTTACCTCCTTCATAATCATCAGTTAAACATCCAACCATACTTAACCCACTAAAATCCCAATGAATATCTTTTTCACCGTTAATTAAACTATTAGGTGTATAATGAAGTAAGAATAAATCTCTCCATTTTGTTTCAACAAATTTACTTAATTGTTTTATAGTCTCCTCACTTGAATTTAATCCTATTCCTTTTTCAACATCATACGTACTAAAATAATGTCCCAAATATTTGGATTCAATTTCAGAAAACCAAAAATTATCAAAAATATAAAATGTGTTTTTATCCTCAATATGTAAATCTAATCTTCCATCAAAACCGCTCTTATTTCTAACCGACATTAGTCTTTCAATAAGTTCATCAGTCATGATTTTTGGAAATACAAAAATATCTAAGTCAATCTGTTTCATTATTTAACTCCGTCTTGAATATTAAAATTAATCACACATCTGTGTGTCTTACCGTAGAATGGTTTAACCGAATGTACGATATCATACGGCCAAATGATTAACATACCCTTTTTAGGTCTGATAAAGTGAGACATCCCTCTAATATGGAATGTAAAAACTCCACTATAAGGATGGTCGGCAATCGGGTCACCGTCAGATAGGTAATAACCTCCTGAGAAGTTTAACATTGTTTCCTCATTTGGTTGCCATCTACAGTGATTGTGAGCATTATGACCTCTACCTTCAGTTGGGTTATAATATTGAATCCAGCTCTCGGTAATATCAGGTTTTCTATTGTGTTGGAACCCTAACATGTCTAATAACTCCATATAACCACTCTCAACCCTTTGTCTAATCTTCTTAACGTTCTCATTGTTGATGTCAAGAAAGTCGTTAGGCGGTGTCCAAAAACGACTACCAATAGGATTATACTCTGTAGGTTCCACCCACATTTCTCTCTTATCGTAATTCACAGAATAATTTGATTGTCTGTTAATGTCGTATTGTTCAGGAAGTTCCTGACCCATTAACTTTTGTTGGGGAGTTAGATTCTCAAACCCAAACGTGTATACCTCATCATGAAACTCATCGTCACCGAAAACTTTCATGTATACAGGAATTGGAGCCAAGTGAAATAAATTCGGTTGACTCGTTGGAACTAAAGGTCTTTGTACGTACATAATTTACTTTATTGTACCCCAAGTCGGACTCGAACCGACACGACCGAAGTCACAAGTTCCTAAGACTTGCGCGGCTACCATTACGCCATCGGGGTAAATATCATTATCGCTTCAGCCACATCGGGAAAGGCGCCTCTCCCGCGTTGTTTAAGTGTGTGTCTTGCGCCGTATCTCACTGAGTTACGATAATGATTGTGATTCGGATAGGATTCGAACCTATGACCTACGCATTAGAAGTGCGTTGCTCTATCCAGCTGAGCTACCAAACCAAGCTTCCCCACCTGAGATTCTGGTGAGTAGATTTTTCTTCAGTTTTTCTCTTCAAAACCCGCGACGGTCTTACCCGCACATAAAAGTCAAACATACTCGGATGGTTTTGTTATTCGCCATTTGTCCCGAGGACCACTTCTGTATAATCGTAGTGGCATTAACTATAACATCTTTAAAGAACGTTACCAAACTTACTGAACACCTCTTGTTCATTGTACCGAGGGAGGGACTCGAACCCTCACGGCCGTTACTGACCAAGGGATTTTAAGTCCCTCGTGGCTACCATTACACCACCTCGGCATTTGTTTTACAAAGATAATGAATATCTCTGATAAAGTCATAAAAAAACCCCGAACTTTTTTTAGTTCAGGGTGAATATCTATAAATAGAAACGGCTCTGAACAAGTTACGGCATAAGTCTTCTTAATAGACCTTGTCTATCAAGTAATAACGTATGTAATAATGTTGTTCTCATGTTTTTATAAATATGTCTTAATTTACGAAGCTTTCTTCAAAGTAAGTATCGCTTGAATTGTCTTCAATGTTCTCTGTATGATTTAATGTAACTATTTTATTGTTGAAGTCAAATATAAAGTTACCATCGGACCCCTCATTAATTTCCCATCCACCAAAATTTCTGGATAGCTCTCCGTAACACCAATCCTCAATTCCTGAGGGAACTCCACTACCATTCTCTTCAAACGAACTCTCCATATAACCAGAGTCTCCTGACCCATTATAAGTTACGGTTAAAATACCATCGTTAGGAATTTCAACATCTGAAAACTCAGTTTCAATCCAACGGTTAAATCTTTCAATATCTTCCTCAGAATCATATTCTAAAGAAGAACCATCACCTCTACTATAGAAAGACCACCAATGAGAGAATGTGATTACTTTAGCATCAACATCAATATCATACTCAAGTCTTTGATAGTTAATGTCATCATCGTGTTCTTTAATCAATCCTTGGTCATCACAATACTTCATAATTTTTTGAAGTATGGGTATTAGTCCTGGAGGGATATCGGCATTATAGTTATTTGCAAAACCAGTTACATACTCCCAATTAATATCGTCGTAACTGAATGTCCAACCGTTATCTATATCAACCTCAATATTACCATCTCTCATTCCTAATGAACCTAGGTAATTAGTTACTCTTCTTAGATATTGTTTTTCTTCTGGTGTTAAAATTCCTTTCATAATTATAAATATCAGTCAGTGAATTCAAGTTTCATTGTTTTTAACATCCACTGAGGTCTTTGATTTGTTGATATATTATTGACCCACTCTTTAGCCGAAGGAATGTAGTTATTACAATCCTCCTTTACATGTTGTTCACCAACATATCTAGTATAAACGGTTATACCGTCACTATTTTTGAATTCGGTACCAAATTTCTTTTCCATTTCAAAAATACCTTCACTATGATGTCTAAACATTCTATGTAGTGAATCACCAAACCATCCTTTAGTTTCGTCTAACCATTCGTGTAGATGAATATAGTCTTCAGGTTTTCCACCAAATTTTTTGGCGGATGATTTTGCGTGTAAGTTAGGGTGTGCCATCTTTCCAATAGTCTTTATTATAATTAAATAAGGTGAATTGTTTCTCCATTCCAAAATAAACTAAATCCGCCAATTCTTGAGTGTATAATAATTTCCAATCGTTAACGTCACCAAATTCTTTTTCGTAACAATTGTTGTAAATTTGAGTTTCAAAATATCCGCTTAAATCGATATCACCATTTTTCACAAATGGGAGTGATTTTAAGTCTTTTTCTAAAAATTCAACTCTAACATAATAGTCAGGAGTTTTACCTATATTATCAATAATTTTATCTAAATAAAATTCATATCCTCTCAACATATCAGTATTAGTAAACTCTTTTTTAATAATACCTCTAATCCAAGATTCAAAATCTATTGAATATGATTTATTATTGTGTAAAAAAATACGGAATAATGATGCTAATCTAGAATATGGATTTCGAATATTTAAAATTAAGGTATAATCGAGTTTATCTTTTTTGGTTGAATACCCGTGTTGACTGGAAATATCAAAATTATAAATTTTTTGTAGTACCCCACACGTTCTGGTTGCGGTTCTCATAGGAGTTACCCAAACTATTTTTAATTCGTCAGAATAGTTCATTAAAATCCTTTTGTTTGATTTCTTCTTGCCTCTTCAGCTTCTTTGTAAACTCTAACCCAAGTTAAAAACACATCAATAGGGGCTAGAATCCAACACATAATAATTAGACCCATACTTTCGAGACCTGGTGATATTCCAAGACCACCCGACATAACATCTCTGTTCCATTTTCTAATTGACATAATTACACAGTAAACGAAGCAAACAATGTAATAAGACCAAAATAATTGCATAAAATATAATTTAGTGGAGAATGAGGGAGTCGAACCCACGACCTCTTGAATGCAAATCAAGCGCTCTAGCCAACTGAGCTAATTCCCCTATTAGAGCCTCCTGTCGGAATCGAACCAACGACCTACTGATTACAAATCAGTTGCTCTACCTGCTGAGCTAAGGAGGCATTTGTGGGTATATGTTCATCACATATTCTTGGGTTCCCACACACCCCTTGAGCGGTAGACAGGGTTCGAACCTGCGACCTCGTACTTGGAAGGAACGAGCTCTACCAACTGAGCTACTACCGCAATTTTGGCGGTCCCGACGGGATTCGAACCCGTATCTCGCACCGTGACAGGGTGGAATTGTAACCATTCAACCACGGGACCAATTTAGGTTTTGGTGTAAACACCCTACATGACTTTAACCTAAAAAGTACACTGAGTAATTTAAAACCCCCAGCGGTTTTTACTCCACAAAGATATGGTTATATTCCGATATTCTTCGCTTCAATTTGTTAACATATTGTGGGTCCTCGGCATAAACTTTACCTAATAACGCAAAATATTGTTTTTTTGTTATATCGTTACGTGTTTTCAACATGTGTTCTTGCCACAGTGAATAATCGTACACGCTATAACCCCAATCTCCGTATTTTGAGTATCCACTTTGGGTTACCCCAATTCTTGCGGATTCTCTTTTGGTTGGGACCTTCATCCCAAAAAGATTGTTAGCTGATTTAAACAGCTTTGATGTAAACTCTCCTGATTCTAATATAGCTTGTGCGAACACAATATCAGGAAATTTTATACCATACTTAATTATCTGCTCATACAAACTCTCTTTTGAGATACTCTCTTGAGTATTACTTTGTAATTGCTTCTCTTGTGCTTTTGTTGTCATTGTTCCTAACAATAACAACACAGTCAATAAGAATGTTTTTCTCTTCATTTCTTTCTTTTTGTCTGTTTATGCTTCAGGATTACTCCATCCACGATACTACAACATTGGAAATTATTTCCACCCACCTCGGAGGCCCCTGTAGGATTTGAACCTACGACCAGTTGATTAACAGTCAACTGCTCTACCACTGAGCTAAAGGGCCTTATAATAATAATCAAAGTTTTCAATAAAGGAAACTTTTGTCGGGGTAGGAGGGGTCGAACCTCCCGCCTCTTGGTCCCAAACCAAGCGTCTCACCCCAAGACTATACCCCGTACATAAAAAAACCCTGAAGTATTAGTTCAGGGTTTAGATAATTGGCTATAATATTATTACCAAATAATCGATTCTGAACGTACAAACATAGTGCCCGCATCCCCATTAGGAGTTGTAGGTGTGTCTAAATTTGTATTTGTGTTCATAGTTTTCATAGTACAATATTACAATAAATATATTTAAAATCAAATAAATCCCTATTTTATTTTTTTTAAGGTAGTGTGTTACTTCCTTTTAGGTAAAATTCACCTACAACTTTTGGTCTTAATTCCGTACCTGAATACGTACCGTAAACTCTATATTGACCAGCAGGGATACGATTTCCAGTGTAATTCATAACATAACTATACAATGTTGAATTTGTGTTAAATGCTACTCTGTATGCCCCGTTATTGTGTTTTGTTGACATTTTATTCTGTCTCCAATTTGAGTTTGGTGTTGCATTCACAGGAATTAACACTGTAATCCAAACAAATTGATTGTTAACCAACGGTCCACTAATTTTAACAGTTCCCATATTATACACTCCCGTTGATGTTTGAGTAATATCAGATTGAATTACTGACGGTAATGTTCCATTATACCAATGTGGCATATCTACATAATTTCTTAAATCCGAAAAGTTTGTAGGTCTAATAGGTGACCCAGTAAAAAAACCATAAAATGGAGTGTTTGTTGGAGTTTTTACGCTTTGTGATGGAACAGTCTTCAAATAATTTACAATCATCCCTGTTTTTGTTTGAGGTTCAACAAAAATGTAAGCCTTTGGTCCAACCGTTGGAACAGTTGGTGAGGTAGACATTGTTCTTAGGTCTTGCCCCTGAGTTGATTCAATTGAAGTTTGTTCAACTGGTTCGAATACGTCATCTTTACTACAAGATACGAATAATACTGAGGTTGCGAATAACGCAACGAATAATTGTTTTAATTTCATGGTCATAATTTATAAGTGTTTTTTAAATATTTTTTCGATTGAATCTTCCTCTTCAACAGACAAAGAATAATACTTATTTTTAAGTAAGTCCAATTTTTCAATAAAGTCGGACTCCATTCTGCCTCGTTTATCGTTACCCTCTGATTTAAAGGTAATAACACTCTCAGGAAGATGGTTTTCTTTAACAAGATATTCAATTAATTCTTTAATTTCCCAACTACTACAAGAGTCAACAAACTCAATTGGGTCGATGTCAATATCATCTGGTGTAAATTCTGGCATACGGTATATTTTTAAATCTGTTTATGTTTTAATTCTTGACAAAGATATACAAACAATTTGATTTTGGAAAATATTTGTAGATATTTATTATTATGATGATAGACAAATTAATTACGTGTCTTTTGGGAATTAACCAAAAATATGAGAACTCGGGAGCTTTGAGATGTGGAAAACCTCGAACCGTTAACTATTGCTAAATCATTAGTATAATAGAAAGGGGTCGAATTCGACTCCTTTTTTGTTTTTATCACCTAAATAAACTATGTTTGTAAAAATTGGATTAAAATGAGTACGGTATTGGTATTAAATTACGACTATACCCCTCTTAATGTAACAAGTGTTAGGAGAGGTTTTGTATTGGTGGACAAAGGGAAGGCTGAAGTTATCAAATCAGACGAGAACCCTATTGTTACTGGTTACAATGTCCACGTGCGTCCAGTTATCATCCGACTATTAAAATACATAAAATATCAGGTAAGAAAGTTAAGGGCGAACAGGGCAAGAATTTATAAGAGAGATAATCACGAATGTGTTTATTGTGGGTCAAAGAAAGACTTGACCTTAGACCACGTTATGCCTAAATCAAGAGGAGGAGGTAATGAGTGGACTAATCTTGTTACGTCTTGTTTTAAATGCAACCTTAGAAAAGGTAATAGAACACCAGACGAGGCAAAGATGTTTTTGAAACAAAAACCTTATGTTCCAACATTGATTAATGATAATGCGACCCTTCAAAAGGTTTGGAATGATTATCAAAAATCATTTGTTTATTAGAAAAATTTACTAAATTTAAAAATACACTTATGACAACAGAGACTAAACTAAAAGTAGGTATAGTTCTATCAGTTTTAACACTATTATGGTCAACAGTAATGTGGAGTAATAGTATTGAAACCGTTAAATTACAGTCAAGTACGATTGAACTACAATCAAATACGATTGATAGTTTACACGATGAACTATTTAACACCAAAGTTGAAAACTTTAGACATGAGTTAACTCGAGAAGAAATTCTCAAACCAAATAAAAAAATAAATAAACAATACGAAGAGTATTACAATCACGAAACAGAGTAAAATGCAATCAGAGAATTACACAAACCCAGAACAAGCAGGTGAAGGACAGAATCCTCAAGACCTAATTAACGCGTCTTTAATCTTCGCAAGAGCTTTAGGATTAATCTTAAAGAACGGTGAAGGTATTGTTGTTGACGTTGTAGGAGACATCAATTTAGGTCCTGAAATTAAAAAAGTAATTGTATTTGAATACAATGACCAAGTCCACATTTATAAATGTGAAGAAGACTTAGAAGAAGGAACTGCAGTAAACATGGACACAAATAAGGAGGGTCCTGAAGTTATAGAACCAAACGCAGAGCCTGAAACTGAGGCATAATTTTTTTTAAAAACATATAAATGAGAGTATTAGGATTTTCGGTGGGGCATGATAAAGGTGCGGTCATTATTGAGAACGGAAAAGTTGTTGTTGGGATAACCCAAGAAAGAATTTCCAGAATAAAACATGACGGAGCTCACCAAGGTGGAATAGTCCCATTTGAATCAATTAATTATTGTTTAAATGCTCTTAGCATTACACATAGAGATATTGATTATTATGTATATAGTACCACAGAGATTGAGGACACAGCTGGAAATCAATTCTTTTCAAAATACCATGACCTTAAAAGAGAGATATTATATTTTATCCCTCACCATTTAGCTCATGCATATTCCTCATTTTTTAGTTCAGGTCTTGATGAGTCAGCGGTTATTGTTGCTGACGCATCAGGAAGTATTTTAAACTTTAAAAACAAACTAAATCTTTGGTATGAAAAAAACCGAGATGGTCTTGACACCAACGAGGATTGGACAGAGGGTATTTCAATATACAACTTTAAAAAAAATGAGTACTCAGAGGTATATAAGAAATGGATAAAATATCCTGTACCACTTGATACAGACGAAGACACTTCTTTAGGTACAATGTATTCAACAGGGTCATTACAACTAATTTTTGAACCAAAGAGTCAAACATGGCCTGCGGGTAAACTGATGGGATTGGCATCTTATGCTAATCCTGACATTGTTGCGGAGGCTCCGTTTTTTGTTGAAGAACTTGAAAATGACATTAAACTTTCAAATAATCGAATATATCCTAGGGTTTCTTGGAAGTCTGATTTCTATTCGAGAGCTTGTGTTGCAGGTATCTACCAAAGAGAACAAGAAAGAGCGTCATTAATTTTAGCCAAAATGGCAAAAAATCTCACAGACAGTAAAAACATTTGTGTTGCTGGTGGTTCATTTCTAAACTGTAATTCAAATGAAATAATTTTGAATTCGGGACTTTTTGAAAATTGTTATTTCTTACCTCCGAGTGACGACAGTGGAATACCGTTAGGATGTGCTTGGTACGCCTACCAACAGTTGACTGAAATTGAGGAAACTGAAAAAATGAGTCCTTATTTTGGTAAAACATACTCAAAGAGTGAAATTTTTGAGGCATTAAACGAACATCCTGATTTAAGATATTCTGAGTTTGGAAATTTTGACGAGCTACTTGATATTGTATCTTATCATTTAACTCAAAATAGAATTATAGGGTGGTTTCAGGGAGGTTCTGAAATAGGCCCGAGAGCTTTAGGTAATCGTTCAATATTAGCATCCCCAATAGAGAAATGGATGACAGGTCATATTAATTCAGATATCAAACATAGAGAGTGGTATAGACCTTTTGCACCTGCAGTTCTTTTTGAACAACAGGGTGAAGTTTTTGAAAGTTCAGTTTATTCACCGTATATGTTGGTAACCACAACTGTTAAGGAAGAATGGAGAAATAGAGTCCCCGCAATTACACATATCGATAATTCGTCAAGACATCAATCAGTAACTCTTGAGAATAACCCAAGATTTCATTCTTTAATTTCTAAGTTTTATGAAAAAACGGGTGTACCTGTTTTATTAAATACAAGCTTTAATGGACCACACGAACCTATTGTGGAAACACCATTAAACGCCATTAATACTTTTTTAAGTAATAATCTTGATATTTTAGTGATTGGTAACATCCTAATTACTCGAGATTAATATTTTACTCAGAGTTAGATAATTTAGAATTATTTGTATATCTTTGTAAAAAATAAAACATATGACTATAGGACAAGATTTTCAAAACTATTACGTAAAACATTTAGGTAAACCATCTTTGGATTTACATAATTTTTCAAACCATATTGAGTCGTCAATGACTCCGTACATTCTTGAGGAAAGAGAATTGAGAGCAACTCAAATCGATATCTTTTCAAGATTAATGAGAGATAGAATTTTATGGGTTGCAGGTCCTGTTAATGACCACATGTCAACTATTGTTCAAGCACAATTAATGTTCTTGGATTCTAACGACAAGGCGGACATTACGATGCATATTGACTCACCAGGTGGAAGTGTAAAATCAGGGTTATCTATGGTTGATGTTATGAACTATATTGCCTGTGATATTAGAACAATTAATACAGGTATGGCAGCATCTATGGGTTCGGTATTGTTGGGAGCGGGGACTAAAGGTAAACGAAGTTCTTTGAAGTATTCAAGAACTATGTTACATCAATCTTCAGGAGGTGCTGGAGGTAATATTCAAGACGCTCGAGTTACATTTAAAGAGTGGGAAAAAATCAACGATACATTATTTGACCTTTTAGGTGAATATTGTGGTAAAACCGCAGAACAAGTTAAACTTGATGCTAGTCGTGATTTATGGTTGGATAGTCAAGAGGCGTTAGATTACGGAATTATTGACGAAATTGTTAAAACAAAAAAGAAGGGTGTTTAACCCTTCTTTTTTTTTTAGACTTTAGAACACCCCCTTTATTTTTGTTCGTCAGTTTATAAAATAACGTTTTATCGTCATTTTGCCGTATTAGACTGCTTTAGCAATTGCTTCTTTACCCTTATCGAGTAATCCGCCAAAACCTCCACTGTCCGCCATTCCAGTCTTTAATTTATCATAAACACCAGATGCTTTATCATTCATTTTTCCAAATAATTCACAAACAATACCACTAAGTTGTTTTTCTAAATTGTTTGCAAATGCGGTATCTTTAACTACACCACCTAAGGCGTTTCTTATAAATGTATATCCACTACCAGAAAGACCTTTGTCATTTTGAATCATCATCACTACGGCCTCTGAAAGTGAGTTGGCAATTAAAGTTGTTAACGCCTCGCAACTTTTGAGGGCTTTGGCAAGCTCTAACGGATTCGATGTTATAAATGAAACCAAGAAATTTTTAAAGTAACCTCCAAGTCCAATAGAACTTAAAAGAGAATTAACCAAAGGTTCAACAATAGTCTCAACGGCTCCTCCAAACGAATTACCAAAGATTTTACCTAAAAAATCCATCAAATTTTCGTTTACCATACCTTGTTCATCAAGATATCTAATCTCTTCTAAAAGAGAGTACATCATTTTTTGTTGTTTCTCTTCAGATAACTTGTGAAAGTTTCTTGCGTTACTCTCAGATTCAACAATCATCATGATTCTACTTTCAACTAACTTTTGTTCAATTAAAAGTTTCTCTTTTTTTTCTTTAGTCTCTATAATAGACTTTTTGATTTGTTTTTTTAACATCATTGTTTTTTTTACTCAATTCTCCATTTAGAATCCGATAATGGCCCACCTTCTTTATTACCTTTAAGAATATCCACATAATTATCAATTCTACTTAGAATTCCTCCCCATTTACCTTCAAATTCATTGGCACATGCCTGAACTTTTTCTTTCATCGGTAATAGAGTGTTTGGTTCAACACGTTTTTTAGTTCTCCAAGCTTCGTAATACGCTTCAATAGTATCTCTACAGTCTCTTTTACTTGTTGGAGTCTGATTAGAAATTGCTTTAGTAAATTGTTGTTCAATATTACCTCCGTCAGCACCCACTACATTTTTTGGTGGGAAAAACATAACTAAATCTTCAGCGAACAATGTTCCTGCAGGATAAACAACTTTAGAACTCCAAGTTTGAGCTTCTTCGGCATCTAAATCTTTTCTTAATTTACCACCTAAGTCAGTATATTTTTTAATAACTTTAATTTGTTCAGGTGTTAATCCTCCTGTAACTCCTTTATTAATAATACTTCTGTATAGTGTCACACCATTAACAACTTTCTTTTCGAACATTTGTGGGTTCTCCAAGTTCTCACGAGTTGTTTTAATATCTTTAGCCTCAGCCCATCCACCTTCTTGTTGTACTAAAGCAGTGTCAGCCGCGTTTGCCGCTTGTGTTGCCGCAGTAACCGCTTGTGCCGCCGCTTGTTGAACTTCCGTACAATCCAATTTACCTGGAAGGAATTGGAATTTACCGTTATCGTCAAAAATACCAGCTCTACCGTCAGCAAAGAAATATCTAAATTTACCAGGAGTTTTTGTACTCTCTTGTTTAATTGCAAATTGTAATGCAGGATTCTTAGTTTGCATTGTTACAATTTTACCGTTCTTTACACATCCGTCAGTTAATATTTTATTTAACTTACTTTTTAAATCAGCATCAACTTGTTCTGAAATTAAAGGTTTTTTCATTTTGGAATGCATTTCCAAAATCGCCTCTTTATCTTTTTGAGTAATATTGTTCATTTTCATATTTTTTAAAATTTAGAAATCGGTATTGTCACCGCTAATACGTTGTTCTTCACCTGAAATCTCAGGTTCAACCTCAGTTGGTTTAGATTGACATATTTTAGTCACATCAGCATCTGTAAATGTTGTAAATCCTTTACCACTTAAAGCTGCTTGGGTTTTTGGTCCAAACTTACCGTCAGTAACTAATCCTAAACATCCTTGTACTTTAGCAATTGTGTCGGATTTACATCCTTTTGAGTAAGTTCCTGAACATGGTTTATATCCACCTGTTTTGGAACCTCCTCCTCCACCTTTTTTGGAGCCTCCTCCACCTGAACCTCCTTCATCTTTAATAGATAATAAACTATCTTCAACAATATCTCTTAATGGTCTATAAATTTTTAACCATTCTGAAGTTTGGTCAAAATCATCATCTAAAAATTCCAACAAATCACCTTCACTACCATAATCTTTATTAAATCTTGTGACTAAAGCACAAAAATCAGAAGCCGTTTTTAAAGATTTAAAAGCCCCGTATACCGCTTCCTCATCAGTCCCTACACCTTTCATTGCGTCATATAATTGGTCTGATAAATTTCTGACATCTCCGTCACTAATACCTCTCTTAAGTTTATCAATTTTGGATTTATCGGTTGTACAATATTGGACAATTTTGTCAACTTTAGCTTTGGCATTGTCTTTATCCAAGTACCAAATAACTAAGGGAGTTAATGCTAACGCAGCAGCTCCACCTAAAACCGCACCTCCTAAGGCCGTGGCAGCAACTGCCCCTCCTGCAATATTAGGTGCTAATGTGGCACCAAGAGTAAATGCTGTTCCTGTGGCTCCTCCAGCAACACTAGCTCCAGCTGCGGCAGCTCCTCCTGCGGCAGCGGCACCTAAACCTGTACCTGCGGCTGTTGCAATTCCTGTTTTTGTTAAAGTATCTTGTTCTGAAATTACTTTTTTATTTTCATCCAAAGTTTTAGATGAATCGTATTCCATCATTAACTTTATTCTCTGTAACGCCTCTTCAGGGCTATATTTAGGTTGTACCATGTGAATGTATTTTATTTATAAATATATTGTTATTACCAAATTTGATTAGCGGCCCCTCGAGTAAGTCCTGTTTCCCATTTCTCACCAGCAACTCCTAATTTATTTGCTTTACCTCTTGTTAGTGTATATGTGTCAGCCCATTTAGGAACCGAACCACCACCTGATGATGGTGATGCAGGTGCCGCTGCGGCATCTTGTTCACCCATCTCTCCTTTATTACTCTCCTCAGAATGTTTTTTAAAAAACCCTATTAGGAAATCTACGTCTAATATCATAGTTATAAATATTTTGTAGTTTGTAAAAAAAAATATTATATTTGTGGCATGAGAAAACTGTTTTTATTATTAGTCGTTTTGGTCTTAACTTCTTGTGAACACTATATCACAGAGATTAGTGACCTTACTCTTAGTGGTCTTTACGTTGTTAGTGAAGTTGAGGTGGTTAGTACCGACCCTCAGTATAGTACCAACACTAGTTATCGTGGAGGCCAGGTATTTCAAGATAACGATTTACCTGTACCATTTAATCGTATTAAGACAAACGATTTCAATATCAACTTTGAGAATAATGGGTTCAATGGTGATTTTGGATTGATTTGGACTAATAAAAATCAACCATCGTCAATCCCGATATGGTTATACGACACAAGATACAATTCGGATGGTTTTCGGGTCTTAAATAATAACGCATATAATTTGGGTTATATCGTATTACAATATAGAACATTAGAGAATCAACCCATCATAATGACTTTCCAAATTGAAAAAGATGGGTACGAATCTTTGCAGTTATTAAGTTCAGGTACTTACCCAATAGGTCAATACGGAGAAAATAAAAAATTAAGATTGTATCTAACAAGAATACATCCTTAATAGAACTCACTCTTTGGTAATGCGTCAGGATTAATAGTATAATATTCATTTAAGAACATTACCAATTCTTCTTCATCTAACTCAATTTTTTCTTCTTCAAAGATTTCATCGTCTTCATACTCTTCACCAAAAAAATCAAATGATTCAGACACAAGGTCGAATCCATAATCCGCAACGTTAGTATAATCTATACTATCGGTTCTCAATACTTCTTCACTATCTTCAAGTGTTCTGAATGAAACGTCTAAAACGTTGGTATCTGTGTTTAAGAAGTATGATATAATTTCTCTAATTTCCATAATAAGTTAATTTATAAACAAATATGCGTAAACATATCAAAAGTCATAAACTTATCAATGAATATCATTTTTATTTCCATATTTATTCGTATAATTTATTCATAATACAAGACATATGAGATTCAATTCACTAACAATCGACGACTTTTACTCAAACCCAATGGAGGTTAGAGAATTCGCACTTAAACAAGATTTTGCCGTAAGAGGTAACTACCCTGGTATGAGAACTAAATCGTTTCTAAACGATTCGATTAAGAAAAGAATGAGAGATATTTTATATCCATTCGCAGGTGAGATTACTTGGTGGGGAGGAGACTATACGGGGTCGTTCCAATATACTACGGCATCTGACAGGTCATGGATACATGCGGATTCAACAACTGATTGGGCTGCAGTATGTTATTTAACTCCTGATGCTCCTGTTAGTGCAGGTACTGGAATTTTTAGACATAAAAAAACAGGTTGGATGCATTACGATTATAAAGAAGCTGAAAAAAATCCCGAATATAACAAAAACGCGCCTTCAGGTGATGACATGCAAGACTATACTAAATGGGAGATGGTTGATAGAGTTGGTAACATATTCAACAGATTGATTATGTATAGAGCAGATAACTATCATGTATCTTTAGATTACTTTGGTAAGGATATCAATGACGGTAGATTATTCCAAGTATTTTTCTTTAACACAGAACGTTAATCTTCTGTGTTGACAGTAAATAAAATTTCAGGATTTAATTCTGAGATTATTTCAAGAACTCCTTCAACACAATAACAAATGTCTTGTGTTGTTTTTATTTTATTAAACTTTTTAAACCCTATTATAATTGGATTAAACGTTTTATGAAATGAATTTGGAGTCATGTTTTTAGGGGACCATAAGTTCTCATATGGTATACCGAGTCCGTTTAAAAAATCAATACTATCCTCAGTATAAGATTCAAAATATGGAATATTTACCAAATCCATTATTTCTTTTATTTTATTCTCTTCACCTTCTCTTTTATCAAAATATGAATAAAGTAACAATGACGATTCTTCTTGGTTTTTTTGCATAAAATGCCACAAGAAATATTCATTATTTCTTGCGACACTTTGGAAATCATTAACAGTAATAATTCTTTTTTCCATTATCTAAGATTTGCACCACATAACCAAGTTACAAGTGATTTTCTTGTACCTGAATTTAATGGGGTAACTCTATGTAATAGAAATGAAGGGAAAAAACATAGAGTACCCAAACCTTTTGGTACTGACATAATAGCACCTCCTGGGTTCATTTGTAATTCTCCTCCTTCATATTCTTCAGGTGTTGATAATTGTAACACACAAGATAATTTTCTATTTGAAATTCCAGGTCCTAAATCGGCGTGCCAATCATAGTGACCACCATTACCATAATATTTGGTATACTGTAGTAAATCTTGGTATCCCCAAATATCAAAATTCCACATCGCCTCGTTAGCAATCTTAGCATATTCTGATATTCGTTTGTAAATCCACTCAGTTTCAGGGTTATCAGATATCCAAGAAATCTCACTTAATCTGTAAGTACTTTCAACCTCTTCGGTATCGTTACCCACAGTTGTTGCCTTTTGTTTAGGAAGTGTTTCTCCTATTTCAATAATTTTAATTAATTCTTCGGGTGTGAAAACATCCGTAAAATAGTAGTAATTTAAATGGTTGACATTGTTTCTTTGGCTATCCAAAAAATAGTTTGATGATGACATTTTAATTTAATTTTATATCATTAAGTATAAATAACTCGTACCCAATATTCAATAGACTTACTAAAAAAAATGAAAAAACATAAAATAATTGACTCAATATTTTTTTACGATGAAATTGACATGTTAATATTCAGATTATCCGAATTAAATGAACATGTCGACCAATTTATAATAATGGAATCTGGAATAGATTTTGTCGGGAATCCTAAACCATTATTCTTTAAAGAAAATGAACATTTATTTGAGGAATGGAAGGACAAAATTACCTATCTATCGTTTGAAAATATGTCATCAAAAGAGTTTGATGAGTTATTTAATTCATTAAAAGAAATTAAATTTCAGAGTATTAAGTTGAATGAAATCATTAACCAACAAAATATTCAACTATATCTGTTAACAATTTTATACCACCATTTACGGTCGTCTGATTTATATTTTGAAGATTTGATTATGATTTCAGACGTTGACGAAATTCCTGACCTAACAAAGTTATCAGAAATAAACAATAAAATTATCTTTTCCTCAGTAATCTTAAGACAAAAAAATTTTATTTGGTCTACTAACTTTATTAGTTCAAATTCAAACGCAGGGACTATTTGTAACCAATTTACCACAATAATAACAAAACCCTCGGTGCTTATAGAATCTTGGTTTTTTAAAAATAATTTGAACTTACAAGGGTTTGAAATTGTCGATTCGGGATACCATTTTTCTCATTTTTATGATATTGAGAGGACAAAAAATAAATTAAAATTAATCAACCCTTTAGTTACTGATTTGGATATTGAAAATAGTTGGGACAATTTAGTATCAATTCCAACAATTAATGATAAAAACTCTTACAGGTTGAGTGAATATTTTGGGGAATTACCCAAGAACATCCACTTACTTAAAAATCAACCAATTGGTAGGGAATACCCCAAAAACCATCTTGTAGTTATTAATTCTGGTGTGGAAGTTGTTGAAAGCAGATTTAGTTCGTTTACCGATTTGATTTATTTAGTGAACTTTACTAACGACCCAAAAGTTTCATTTAAAGTAAAATTAACGGATAAAATAACTCAATACAATATATTAATACCAAACTCAAAATACTATGATATATTGATTGAAGAGAACACTTTTGAAAATTTTCAAAAAATGTTTGGAGTAAATGAGATTAGTAAAATAATATCTGTTGGTCTTCCGTTGACTAAAGATTTATTCACATTTTTTAATAACGAAAATCCTGATAAACTTGTAACGATTCCTTGGTCTGAATTAAGAGAAGGATTTGTTTACGACAAGATATCTGAAATATTATAAAAAAACCCCTCGATTAGGAGGGGTTTGTTGTTAATTGTATTTATTGAATCTGTTAAACATTTCCATAATTTTATTCTTTTGGTTTTTGAACCCTTCTTGAAGGTCGGTGTCAATTTCTTCCCACTCTTCTTCTTCTGAATTGTCTCCATCAAAATCACTATCCTCATCTTCTTCACCTTCATAAGAAAACTCTTGGTATGGTCCACCCTTACCAGGTCCTTCACTATCAAAATCATATGCTGGGTCCATGTCACCGTAAATTCCTTGAGAGCCCGATACGTCTACCTCATCAATCTCGTCAGCAAATGCTGATTCCATTGTTTCATATTCATTAACAGGATAAACATCATCAGGGCCTCCTGAAGTAAAATCAAATGCCCCCCATTCTTCTTCATCATCCAAATCCATATCATCAGCTTTAACTGAATACGTATCATCACCGAATTGTTCAGGTCCTTTATTTTTAAAATCATAGCCAGGTTCAATCGGGTCATCAGTTACTTTACGGTAACCACCTTGTTCATCTAATTCGTCGTCTAAAAACCCATCGTCTTCATTATCAGGATTTTCGTAGTCTTCCATATCCTCTTCCTCATCTTCTTTATATAAGTTTTTGTGCATTCCTTCAAATGTATCTACATCATTACCACCACCTTCAACATAGTCAAAATCACCATGTTTTAAGTTAAGGTCTCTAACTTTATAAATGTCGTCTAAATGTCCCGTTTCTTCTTCTAATCCGTCCATTAAAGTTGCATCCCAATCAGAATCACTTTCTTCCATTTCACCTTCATTATAACCACATTCCATACACTCCCCTTCAGTCATTTGACCACCACATTGTTCACACATAGATTTTTCTTCAACTTGTTCGTTGATACCCATGTTTGAGTATTTCTTAACCTCACCTTTATTATTAACCACTAAACCTTCTTTATCTCCCGCAAAATCATACACAGTTAATGGTTGTGTGTTCGACACTTGTGGCTGCATGGTTTGGTAACCATTGTAAACACTTTTATGTTGGTCCAAAATATCAGATTTCTCTTCCGATGATAATTGACCTAATCCAAAATATCCTCTCATAACTATTATTTTTATTATAAATAGTTTGAAAAGGTTCTTTTTTTCGTTTGACTATTTTAAGAAGTAATTCTATACTTCTACTAAGGGAGAGATTCATATTCATTTGATAGTATCTTGGTAATTTACTTATCGCCTCAATTTTGAATTTCTCCCCTTTTTTATTATGACAATTAACAATTACGATATAGAATCTTACTGTGAAGGAGCCGTTATGTTAGACGGTCTTGAAGACGCAATTGTTGGTATTGTTGAGGATTTCAACGGTCCACGAATACTTTACTCTCAACATAAGATTTTATCTATATTACAAGAACGAGACCTCATGACTTTCGGTGAAGCCGAAGAGTTTTATGACTTCAATATTAAAGGTCTATATGCGGGAGAACAAAATCCTGTTTTTTTAATTACTATTTCAGAATAATTTTATTATCTTTGCCGTATGATAAAGATAGAGACTGATAGCAAGGGGAGAGCCACCTCTGATGTGTGGATATTTTCTGACCCACACTTTAACCACAAAAATATATGTCGAGGAACGACTAATTGGAGAACGCCTCAAGGTGAAGTACCAATTTCTCAGACTCGTGACTTCCCAACTTTGGAGAAGATGAACGCCGCGATTGTAAATAACATCAATGAGAATGTTATGCAAGACGATATCCTTATTTGTCTTGGTGACTGGTCTTTTGGTGGGTACGAATCTATACGTGAATTTTGGGACCGAATTGTTTGTAAAAACATTCACCTAATTTTAGGTAACCATGACCACCACATTGAAAATAACAGAGGGGGTTCTCAAGGGTTATTTAAATCCGTTTCTCACTACAATACGTTGAAGATACAAGAACATACCTTCCGTTTGATGCACTACCCTATAAGTTCATGGGATGGACTTAATAAAGGAGTTATGCACTTACATGGTCACTGTCACTTACCGACCAACTTAAGGTTTGGTAAAGGTCAGAGAATGGACGTAGGGATGGATGGTCACCCTGAGTTCAGACCTTATAACGTTATGCGTGAAGTGGTTCCTTTGTTAAGACACAGAGACAAACTTTCTGAGATGGCTAATGACCACCATTTAGATGACCTTATAAACAAAGACAATGGAGAAATCAGTTAAATTATTTTATACACCTCCAAGAGAAGAATCATTTAATGAACTCAAGGAGGTGTGTATTAGATTTTGGAAGTCCTTTGATGACGAATTTGGATACTCAACTGAAAAAATTAACAGAATTAAGGACTTACCAAATGACGGACCTAATTTTGTTATGATGGTTCAAATGATTCATCCAGTTGCTCGAGAAGTTATTTCAAAATTAC